TCAATAGATCACGTTTCATCGCTAACTGGACCTAGGTCTCGTCATAGCTATACGAGATTGTTTCCTGCGTCCAGTTCCCGGGGTTCGCCGTGGCGGCGACCTGAAGCTGGAACAGCACGAACTTGGTCGTGGCGTTCGTGGCGCTGTAGGACACGGTGTCCCACGTTGCCTTGTTGCCAGACGTGTACGCGGTGAAGTTGGCATTGCCGATCGTGGTTGTGACCGTGCTGGCCTGCTGGAAGGTCACGTATTGCGACGTGAACGCCAGCGTGGTCGACGTATCGACTGCACCATCACCCCAGATCTTGAAGTTGGTCACGCCATTGGCGGGAGCGGTGTCGATCTTGAGCTTCAACCACTTCTCGTAGCTGTTCGTAGCGACCGTGATCGGGTTGGCCTGCCGGTTGGCAAGCGTATTCGTCGCGTTGTCGGCACTCTCAAGATCGATGCCCGTTACCACCGCCGACTCAGTTTGCGCTCCCGTCGTATAGACGCGGAGACTGAGAGAGGCAGCCATTAGGACTCCTTCTTGGTACTGCCCGAGGATGGCTTTCCACCCGTCGGAGGCTTGGATGAACCACCCGCTGGAGGTCCAGCCGGATCGGGTCGCTGCTTGCTGTCCATGACTTCCCGGGCGGTCGGGACGTCGTCAAGCAGCACAGCTCCGGTCGGCGTGATGACCATCAACGAGTCGTATAGGGAGCCGGGCATCGGTTCCCGGCCATCTTCGAGTCGCGCTTCATTGATCGTTTTCCAGCTAACGCCCGCGAGAGCACGCTGATTGATCTGAGCACGCGACAGGCTTTCCTTCAGGTTCAGTCTAGTGAACCTGAAGGCTAGATTGTTGTCCGGTCCACCGTACGTCGGATCCCACACGATCTCTCGCGTGAGGTACTCCTGAATGAGACCCAGCAAAGGCCGAAGGCCGCGATCCTCCGTCTGCTCGGCCTGCACGTCTGCGGTGGCTCGGTTGATATCGGCCGTGAGGCCAAGGTCCATAGGCGAGAGTCCGAAGACAGCACAGATCTTCCGAACGAGATAGAGCTGCCATTCGAGGAACTGCATGTCCCGGTTAGATGTCCGAAACGGAATGAACTTGGCATTCTTTGATCCACCAACGAAGGCCATCGCGCCGCGCCCTGCGACCTCGCCTTGCCAGTAGGACTTGAAGGCATCGATCTGCTCCGACCGGGCTCCCTCGCCCAGATCAAGCATTCCGTCCGGAGCCGCATTCGTCACCTGCCTGTTGTTGTAGGCGTGTCCGTTCAGCTCGGCATCGATCGTATTCTTGAGCACTTCCAGCTTGGACAGCCCCACGACTCGATACGTCGAGGGGTGCTCCATCATGTAGACCATGTCCGCGTTCTTGAACTTGCCGCGCTCGTACTGGTCGGGATACCAGTAGTACCGGGTCTCGTCCGGATCCGATCCGTCCCAGTAGGCGTTGACTCGGATCGTCGCTCCATCGACGGGATGCAGGTAAACGATGTCGCCTCGGTAGGAACGCTCCTTCTCGATCACGCCAGCATCCAGAACGAGGATGTCCTCGATGATCGGCTCGATGAACGAGCGAAACGAGTTAGCCGATGGGCTGGGCAGGATGAACTGGTTCTTGATCTGAGTCCTGAGCTTCTCACTCGGGTCGGGCAGAGTTGGATCGAACTTGACGATGTCCCACTCGCTCTGGCTGACCTGTGCCTTGCGCACGTTGACGGCGGCATTGATCCACTCGGAGCCCTCGGCCCAACGTCGATACATCTTGGCTCTGGGCCGACCGACCCGGCCCTTGGTCCCCAGCGTCCACGACGCTCCCTGATTGGAGACGACGGACGCTGCGCTATCGGATGGGATGTTCTTGGGGCTGGTCTTGAACGAGTTCGTGAAGAACTCAGCGATGCGACTCATTGGTCACCCGCCATATGCGTACGCACGATGCCATCGAACGCCGCGTTGGCGAAATCCTTGGCCAGCCTGCCATTCACCTGTTCCACCGCGTCAGCGTAGGTATACCTGACAGTGTCTAGGTTCGACATTAGCTCTGCCAGATACGGCACTACGACTCGCTTTCCGTCTCGAAAGACCAGCTCGTTTGGGTCCAGTTGCTCATCTTTCTTCTTCCGGTTCGACCCCGGAAACACTAGCGGCATGTACTCACCTCCGTAACGACCCGAAGAAGAAGCCGCCACCGCCGAGATCCATGCTGAAACCGAGCGAGTCGATCATGTCGTCATGGCCCTTTGGGAAGCTGAGCAGCTCACGCTCGAAGTCCGAGTCTTCGAGCGAGGAGTGGTGAAACACCTTGTGGCCCTCGTACTTGGCGGCAACAGCGCGAGCACGAGTGACCTTGTCCGTATCCGACTTACGTCCCTCGATAGGGATCCGCGGGTAGTCGCGCAGAACCTCTTGGATCAGCGTCGACTGAAACTGGTTGTTCTCGCAGATGACCAAGCCCATCGCCGGGTAGGCCATGTGCCCGTCATTGATGAACTCGGCGTGGCCCGTCTCGCGGCGATCCCGGTAGACCGACAACACGTAGAAATCGCCGTTCTCGCTGTCCTCGGCCGTAATGGTCCGAGACGTATAGTCGGCCCGCTCGCGTTCCGAGGAGGCGAGATCGATGCCCATCCGAATGATGAACGACCGGCCTTCCGGGAGCTGATTGAAATACTGGAAGTTGCGCTTCAGGAAGATGTTGCCCGACATCAATCCGCTGATGTCGTTCTGGTAGGAGCAACTGAATAGGGCCGTGCCCATCATCAGCCGCTCTTCGTACAGGTTCGGGAGCGGCCAGTAGGACGGCCAATACGAGAACTCATCATCGTTCTCGTCCGTCTGGATCGCCTTGACGGTCATGGTGGGCCAGCCGCGCCCACCTTTCTCGACCGGGTCGATCAGATGCTGGTAGAGATCGTCTTCGGCCCACCGGGTGCCAAGCACGATGATCACGCCACCGGGAACGAGACACGGCCTGAGCGTCTTCCAGAACCAGTTCTCGACCTTCTCCCGAGCTTCAGGAGTCGCCGTGTTCTCTTCGTCGAGGATGTCATCGCACAGGATGATGTCGAACCGCTTTGAGATGATGGCTCCACCGGCCCCGGCCGAATAGAGCGTCACGTCCTTGCTGCCAGCCCACCGAGAGTCAGCCCGCAACCACTCGACATCCGTCCACTTCTGGGCCGATCGCAGGTTGCCAAACAACTCGTGTTGTTGGGTATTGGCCTCAAGGGTGTAGCGGATCGCCCGGGAGAAGTCGTTGGACTGCTTGGCCGTGTTGGAGATCAGTCCGATACGAATGTCCTTGTGGCGGCTGACATGATGCGAGACCTTGATCGTGTTGCCCCACGTGGTCTTCGCCGACCCGCGAGGCATGAGTACAACCCCGTTGTGCCGCTTCTCGATGCACGCATCGATGAAGTCGACCATGGCGCGATGGTGGGGTTCGGCCTCGTAACCGAAAACGTACTCGCCGTACGCATAGATATCAGCTGGCGCGAGCGTCCGAAGAATGAGCCCCCGAAGCTGCTCCCGGTCCAATGGCGACAGGCTCTCTGGATCGAAGTGCTCCAAGTAGATCCCTCAGTACGGATGGGTCGGCCTGCGTCAGAACCTCGATGCCAAGCGTACGGCTTTCATTGATCTGCTGTGGCTGACCAATCAGGCTTTGGAACTTGTCGATCAGGATAGCGAGATCACGTGGGTGCATCCGCATGACCTTGCGTCGCTTGATCTGCCCGGCGATCTCATAGTCCTCCTCGGCGTCCATGTCCTCGGCCATCTTGAGGATGCCCGCGTGGATGACTTCGAGGGAGTCCAGCTGGATCTCGGCGATCTTCTGGGCGCGCTTCTGGGCCAGATGTTCCAGCGACTTGTTCTCGACCTGCCGGTTGAACTCAGCGCGAAGCGCCTCCCATCCCTCCCGGTTGGCCCGGACATTGACGGGAGACCATGTCGTGATGTTGTTCTGCCGACAAAGCTCGCGGATTGACATCACGCCCTGAACGTATTGGTTCTTGAGGCTGATGTAGTCGTTCTTGGTTGCCATCAAGCTCCTGCCATGAAGTCAGCGCAGATCAGCTCTAGCGCCTTCCAGTCATCGTTCACGCCGTCTTCCTTGACCTTGGAGATTGCCCCATCGATCACCTGCGCGGCGTCGATCGGCAGACGGTAGATCCGCTCCACCCATTGCGCAACTTCTGGCTTCTCCTCGACCTTGGGGCGCTTGAGCGCGTCCCAGTCGAAATCAGCCTTGCGCTCGGCGATCATCTCGGCGAGCTTCTCGCGCTTGTACGGCAGCACACGCTCCAGATCGAGCATCGAACGCCGGGTCGAAAGATCCCGAACCAACGCAGCGAGCTTGGCTTCATCTGGCTTGCCGCGGAGATCATTGAGGACGATCGTCAGCTGCTCGGCGACCGTGTCGTCTACGTCGAGCATGATGCATGGGATCTCCTCCATGCCGATGGCCTTGGCGCCGATCCAGCGATGCTCGCCATCGATGATCTGGAAGACCTCATCCAGAGCCCGGCAATGGATCGGATCGACGAACCCGAACTCCTTGATGGAGTCGATCTCCTTGCGGAGCATCTCGTCCGACATCTTGTTCGGGTTCCACGGGTTGGGAACCAGTCGGTCGACCGGGATATAGACGACTTCGAGCTTCATCGTGGCGTATTCCGCGTGATCCCCGTCAGCCGTCCATCGCTGACTGAAACCATGACGATCTTCGGATGGGCCAGTAAGAGGCGCTCCATGAACAAGGCGCTCAACTGCTCGGGCGATGTGTTCAGCATGGGGAACATCTCGTTGAGCGAACGGTCGGCGGCTTCCTGAAGCAGCTCGGCCAGATGATCCTCCAGACCATCCTCCTTGCCGCCCACCTCGATCTCGACAACCCAATGATGTCCGTGGTTCCGGAAACACCGAGGCCGATCCGGTTCAGTCCCAGACAACTGATGCTGGGCATCGAATTCATTGCGAACGCGAACGAACTGTTCCACGATGATCCCTCACGTGTAGGATGTACTTGCCGCTTGGTGGGGTTCCACCGTAGGCCAGAAAATGGACCCAAGGGCGCCGCCCGTCTGGTGGAACAGCGGAACGCGCAACAGGTACGTTGGATGACCTGCGTCCCGCGAACAGCGGCATTTCCTTGCCCAAAAGAAGGGACGGGGTAGCCCGCCGCAGGCCACCCCGTCCATTCGAGGTTTGTCGATACCGAACCGACAAGAGTTCTTGTGCTGTTCCGTGCGAGTCTAGCAGCACATCGTGCTCCTAGCGACCTAGAAAAGCAGGATGGCCAACAGAAATCCGGCGAATGCTCCCGCCGCGATGAGGTAGATCAAGAGGAAGATGCATCCGGGGAGGCAAGATCGCTCCTCTTGGCGTTCGGAGTCCATGTTCCGATCACCTCGATATACGGTCGACGGCTCCTGATCACCCTGACAGTTTCAGTGATCGTTGGGAATGTATCGCGGAACTCCCGAACCCCGATCATCGGATGTTCCTTGCGCTGATGACTTCTCGACTCGGCCACGGATCCCTCCTAGTCTCCTAGTTCCTCTTCCCTTGAAATATCCCCGCCGCTCCAAAGCTCAGTCGCGGGGTTGTATCGCCAGTCGATCGTAAGTTGATCCCAATACAACCGCTCAAGATGTCCATCCCCGTCGACGGCGATAACAGACATCCCATCAGTTTCGCTGTCAATCACGCCAACCACGATGCAAGGCAACGAGTCCTTGACGTGCGTCGCAAGGATGAATGGGCTGAACGTCGCAATACCCATGATTGACCCTCCATCGCCCCAATTGGTGTGCCGATACGGTACACCTATCCGATGGCCTCCATGACGGTGAACAGGGCGATCAGGTTTGCCGTGGCACCGACGTAGCCGCTGGCCCCGACCACGAGCATCAAGGCGGTCAGCTTGCGTGGGCGAGCCTTGATCCTGCCTCCATCGAGCCAGATGATGAGCCCGGAGACGCCGAACTTGACCACCACTACCGCAAGGAAGCCACCAGCCGCGAACAGGGTCAAGATCACCGGGTTGCGCTCGACCTTGCCAAGCTCCAAGAGGATCGCGGCAGGGACGAGGGTGTAGAACGCCGTGAACGTCACCGCATCGAGTAACTGGCCTACCAGCACCCAGAGCGAGGCGCGGGTCATGGCGTCTCCCCAGCTACCGAGATAGCGAGAATGGCAAGACCAAGGGCGATTATCAACCCGAAGCCGAAGTACAGATTGGCCGCAAGTTCAGGGCGTGGCGAGCGAGGCTTTACCTCCGACACGCGAAAATAGCCATATAGGCCGATCGCCACGAAGAGAACGCCCATGCCCACGAATGGGGTCATGGTGTCGGCTCCTCTAGGGCGGAGAGGATGTCCGTGGCAAGCTCACGGGGCGTCGTGTACCACTCGTAGGGCACGTCGAGCGGGTTGGTGCCAACGGCGTACACCTCGTCGCACTCCTCTTGTGTCATCACCTGCGGAAGCGCCCGTGCCAGCCGCTCCACGTCCAGCGGGGCGGGGTCCGGGGCTTCGCGGGCGAGTTGGGCAGCGGAGCGGCTGTAATACATGTGTTCGCCGGGGTGCCCTTGGAAGCAATAGCAGTCCAAGTCCAGCGGACACGCCTTGGAGCGGTCCACGTCCAGCGGGGTGCGGGGTGGGGTGGTCATGGCTTGGCTCCTAGCTTGGCGAGGGCTTCGTCCAGCGTGTCCCATTCGCCCCACGAGACGACGTTGCCGGGGTCGATGGTCAGGCGTTCACGGAGTGCTCGTGCCGCCGCGACCACGGCCAGCCGCTCCACGTCCAGCGGGGCGCGGGCTTCGGCTGCGGCCTCCCAATCGCGGCGGATACGTGCCACGTCCTCGGCGGTCGCGTCCCATGCCAACGTCACAATCCTCGGCGGTTCGTCCAGCGAGGCGCGGGCTTCGTCGGCACCACGGTTGTAGCCAACTTGGAAGGCGGCTTCCCGCCAGCCCTTCTCCTTCATCGTCAGCTCGGGACCCGGTTCAGCGAGGGCTTCGGCTTCGATGGCGAGGATGGCGTCACGCATCCCGACCACAATCAGCCCGGCAGGAGTCGCAAGCCACGCCCGTCCTGCCGCTGTCGTCGGGGTGCGGGGGGGGGTCATGGCTGCGGCTCCTTGGCGTACTCGCGGGCGGCTTGGCGGTCGATGATGGCGTCGTACTTCGCTTCGACACCGCAGACGCACGGGCCGATGCCGCATCCGACGTAGTGCATCGGGGCGCTGTTGTCGAGTAGCCAGCGGATGTCCAGCCGCTCCACGTCCAGCGGGGCGCGGGCTTCGGCGGGCGTGAATAGCGTGACCTCGACCACATCGACTGGCGGTCGCCGGAGAGCGCCACAGAAACAATGTGTGGCGGATGGCGGGAACGTATGCCGTTCGTCCGGGAGGCACGGCCACTTCTCATGCCACGCGGCCGGTACGTCCACCGTGCATACGTCACGATGGCCTAACGTCGCTGTCGTCGGGGTGCGGGGTGGGGTCATGGCTTCTCCTCTCCGTGCAGATCGCGCCAGTCGGCGAGATCGAGGACGACAAGGCCGCGCCGCCGATGGCCGGGGCCGGGTGCGTCGGTGATGACGAGGATCGCCACCTGGCCGGCGTCAACGGGTACGGCCTTGAGCCAGGTGTGCAGCCGCTCGGGGTAGGACTTCCCGCTCTTGACTTGGGCGGCGAACAGCGAGCCGCGGGCGTCGTCGGGGCCGCCGTACTGGCCGACGCGGCGCATACCGAGCGCCTTGGCGACGTCGCGCTCGATGGCGTTGCCCCGGCTGCGGTTGGTCCGGCCGCGGCGCACCTTGGCGTCGTCGCGGACACGGCCACAGCGGCGACACGCCGTGATGATCCGGTCGCCCAGGGCGATGCCGTACCAGCCGTGCCGTCGGCAGACGCGGGACGGGCGAGCTGGCCGGGACGGGTCCGGCGTGACGGCGAACAGGTCGTCGGTCATGTCACGTCTGCCAGCTTGTCGTACCCGGCCTGGATGGCGTCGCGGTACTCCTGCTCCCACGGCTCCAGCTTGCGCGGCACGAACGGCTTGGACGACGCCGGGGTATCCGCTGCGACACGATCCGAGATGAACGGCTCCAGCACCTTGACGGCGCCCCAGACGAGCTGCCGCGCTGTCATGCGCTTGCCGTTGGCGAGTGAGCCGAAGGCTGCCACGACGGCGGGTAACCCATGATCGCCGACTAGCCGATCGTACTCGTTGAGCGTCTTGTCCCCCGCCATCGACGCCGGGTGTCCGCTCGCTGTCTCCAGGGCTGCCAGCGCGTCTCGGTCGAGATTGGCTAATCCATCGCGCGCAGGCTCGGCTAGGCTAGGCTCGGCTAGGCTAGGCTCGGCTAGGTTCAAATCCGTTCGTTCAGGCCGTTCAACGTCATTCGAACGTTCGTTGAACAGTCGTTGAACAGCTCTTGAGCGACCGCTCGCCAACCCGCCAACGCGCGCTGCGTCGCTACGGCGTCCTCGTTCAACGGCCAACCCATGTAGTCG